TTAAGGACGGCGTGTTGCTCGCGCTGGCTGAGCGTGCCGAGGCCCTGCTTGCGGCGAGGGTTTGATCGCCCTCGCCAGATCCAAGCCTGCCCGCACGCCGACCGACAACGCGCAAAGGCCGCGCGTCTCACAGGCACAGCGATTGACGCGAAGGCCGACGCGCGGGCGCAATAATGCTCCGGGATGCCAGTCGCTGCCGGTCGATTGGCATTCCGGACCTGTTGGCCGTTCAGTCGCCCGTCACCCAGCTCAGGGACGCATCATAGCCGTAGAGCTTGTGGGCCAGCGCCTGGGTGATGCTGTCGACCTGGTCGTCGTGCCGGCCCTGCGGGAAGGTCAGGAGCTCGGCTTCGAGCTCGCGCAGGAAATGCGCACCACGCGGCAGCAGCACCTTGCCGGCCTCGAACTTGCCCTGCTGGATGTAGAGGCGGCCGATCTTGTCGTGCTCGACCGTGACGAGACGCGTCATCCAATGCTGCATGCGCTTGAGGTCCTGCGCGAGCGCGGTGCCGGTCGATGCGTCCTCGATCAGGATCGTGTCGGGCTTGAAGCGCGCGGCAAGCTCGGCTGCGGTATCGCGCAGGCGCGGATACTCGTAGCGGCCGCGCGTGAGATCGAGCAGATAGTAGAACTCCCGGTCGATCACCAGCCAGGTGGTGCAGACCGACCAGTCGTTCTGCGTGCCGTTCTTGGCGGCAGTATCCCAACTCTGGATCACCTTGCTGCGATAGTTGCGCTCGGGAAGCTCGTCGTAATAGCGCAGCCACTCGCGCCGGATCATGCCGCCGCCGGGCGGCACCGGCGCCTGCTGATACTGCGCGGCAAAGACATCGGATCCGAGGTCTGTGCGGAGCTTCTCGAGCGTCACCAGCGACTCGCGCGCGGGATGCAGCGCCTCCCCGGCGTGGCGGACATGGTACGTCTCAGGCCCGACCCGAATGCGTTCGTCCTCCTCGGCGATGGCCGGCAAACGCAGCGTTTGCCACTCGTCCGGCTGCTCGAGCAGGTAGCCGGACAGGTCCTGCATATGGACCCGCTGCATCACCACGATGATGACACCGGTATCCTTGTTGTCGAGCCGCGAGCGCAGCGTGTTGGAGAACCATTGGGTCAGGTTGTTGCGCAGGGTGTCGGACTGGGCGTCGACCGGCTTTTGCGGGTCGTCGATGATGAAGCAATCGCCGCCGAGCCCGGTCAGGGTGGCATTGATCGAGGTGCTGCGCCGATAGCCGCGCTGCGTCGTGAACAGATCGGAATCGGCGACGCGCTCAATGCGCATGTTCGGAAACGCCGCCCGAAACCAGGGCGCCTCAGCGACCGTCCGGAAATCGGCGGCGTGTTTGGCGGCGAGGTCGTTGCTGTAACTGATACAAAAGATGCGCCGCGATGGATTGTGTCCGAGCAGGAAGGCGGGAAACGCGACCGAGACCGCCAGGGATTTGAGATGGCGCGGCGGCATATTGATGATGAGGCGCCGCGTCCGCCCCGCCATCACCTCGTTCAGATTCCAGCTGAGCGCGTCGATGTGCCAGTTCGGCAGGAACGTGGCTCCCGGATTGAGCGTCAGCACGCAGCGGTGCAGGAATACATTAAAGTTCGTGCGGAAAAGCGCATTAAGGACCTTTTTTTGATCGTGGGACGTCATTTACCGCCTCCGTTCGTCTGTGGGGTCTTGAGTTGCGCCAGATAGGCATCGAGCACGGCCCGGTCGTCCTCGTTCATCTCGGGAGCTTCCCCGCCGCGGCCCTGTGCGACCGCAGCCTTGCGGTTCATCAGGAAGGTTGCCGCCTTGAGATCGCCCTTGAGCGCATTCTGGGCGACACGAACGTAGACGGCCTCCAGCACCGAGACCTGGCGGACGCCGCTGCGGTCCTGAATGGAGATTTTCCTGTTCAGGAGCTTGGCGAGAATGTCGTCTTCGGATCGAACACCTTTGGGTCGCCCGCGCGGATTGCCGCTCTGCCCTCTCTTGAACTGATGCTGCCGCGGCGGACGCCCGTAGCCCACCGCGTAGTCGGGATCGCGCGAAGCGGCGCTGGCGGTGTTGCGGTGATTGCTCGTGCCGGCGCCCGGCGCACCGCCGTCCGGAGCGGTCGCCGGATCGGCTTGCGATTTGGGTTTGCGGGTGCGCGGGGCGGACGGATCGCGATCCGAATCCGGCGCCCCGGTGTTGCGGGCGCGGGTCATGACGCCCTCCGCGCAGCGGGCGCACCGCGCAGCGCGGCGACCTCGTCGAAGGTTTGCCCGGTGGCCTCGAGGACCGCATCCTGGCCGGTGAAAGCCTGCCAGCGACGCACGGCGACGTCGACATAGAGCGGGTCGATCTCGATGCCGAAGGCGCGCCTGCCGACCCGTTCGGCCGCGAGAATGGTCGTGCCCGCCCCCATGAAGGCATCGATGACGATGTCGCCGCGCTTGGTGCAGTCGCGGATGGCGTCGGCCACCATGGCGACCGGTTTGACGGTTGGATGCACCGCGAGGTCATCCATTCGCCCCGCCCGAAACGTGTTGACGCCGGCATAGCGCCAGACGTTGGAACGGTTGCGGCCGTGACGCCCCAGTTCGACGTTGTTGCGGTGGGGCGCCGTGTCGTTGCGATAGACGACGATCAGTTCGTGCTGCGAGCGATAGAAGCTGCCCTGGCCGGCGTTGCTTTTGACCCAGACCACGACGTTGAGCGGTTTGTCATAGACCGTGCGGCCGGCCGCGGCGAGCTCCTCAAGATGCCGCCAGTCCATGCAGATATAGTGGACCGAACCGTCAGTGGTGTGCGCAACGAAGAATCTGACAGCGGTCGTCAGGAACTCCGTGAACTGCGACCCGCTCATCTCACCGGATGCGAGCGCAAACTCGCGGTGACGCGTCTTGCCGCGACCGACGACGGATCCGACCGGGACGTTATAGGGCGGATCGGTGAAGACCGCCGCGCCACGCTGGCCCTGCATCAGGGCCTGCCAGTCGACCTCCTCCCTGGCATCACCGCAGCGGAGACGGTGTTTGCCGAGCGTCCAGACATCACCGTGCCGGCTGACGGCGGTTTGCTCGAGCGCCGGAATGTCGTCGGCCGGCTCGTGCTCGGGATCGACCAGATCGCCCAGAAGCACGTCGGCCTCGGCCGCGCTGAAGCCGGTGATCTCGATATCGAGGCCGATGTCCTCAAGCGGCGCGCCAAGCTCGGCGAGCGTCTTTGCCAGTTGGTCGCGATCCCATCCGGCGTTGGCGGCGATCTTGTTGTCCGCCAGCGCCAAAGCGAGCTTTTGGGTTTGAGTTAAGCCGGTCAGCCTGATGACCGGCACCTCGCGGAGCCCGAGCTGTTGCGCGGCCAGGTAGCGGCCATGACCGTTGATAATGACGTTATCTTCGCCGACGACGATCGGCGAGACGTAACCGAATGCAACGATGCTGGAGGCCAGTTGATTGAGCTGCTTCTTCGCATGCGTGCGTGCGTTGCGCGGGTTCGGCTTGATGCTGGCGATCGGCGCAAAGACGGCTTGAAGTTGCCGTTTGTCGAGAATGGGGTTATTTGAAGCCTGTATTTGGGTTTTAATTTGTCGTGCCATGGCGCACTACCCCTCTGTTTTTGTGGACGATTTAGCTGCTGCGACCGCGCTTGCGCGGCGCGATCTGTTGAAGTTGACGGTGAAGCGCGACGGCCGGAGTGACCAGTTCAAGCCAGGTGCAGGAGCGACCGGGACGCTCGAGCTGAAATTGGAATGCGGCTTCCTGATCTCGAAAAAGCCGGGCATAGGGCTTTGACGAAGCCGACCGCGGCTCTGTCTGACTATCTGAGACGATCAGGAAAAACTCGCGACGTGAATGCATCTGGACGAGACTTCCCGGACCTTGATCCGGCATCACAGAAAAATCCGTTCGTCCTTCGTAGCGCAGAATCCGCCGATAAGCCTTCTCGAGTTCTTGCCGGAAGCGACGCAGCGTGCTGACGACAAAGCCCTGGGGCCAGCCGTGGTCGAGCATCCGCATGGCGATCTGCAGGGCGAACGCTTCGTATCCTGTAAAGTTGACCTCGACGCCTTTGCCTGGGGATTCATCGCTATAAAAGGCATAGTTGGATCGTTCGGGATCGTCCGAACGCTTTGCACAGCCAGCGGCACGGTCCGCGTCCAGAACGCGCTTGATACGCGTCCGCAACTCCGCAGCTGAGACATTTTGATGATGGCCCAGGATCAGCGCGATCGCCTCTTCCACCTGGTTGCGCTTATACAGCAACATATGAAACCCATGCTTATGTTTTATTTAGTGATGCCCGGCCCGAACGCTGCTGTCAATGTTGCTGCGCCCAGCACCGGTCGCAGTGGGCCGATCGATGAAGGCTCGAGATTGATCAGACAGATGCGAGGCGATCTTCGGCAACGCGACCGCTGCAAAGAGCAACAATCTTGCTCGAAAAGGACTGGCATCGCGGCGCAATCGGAGCACTAGTGTCGGTGCGCCGGCGCGCGGGACTACGGATTTTTGAGGAATTTGCGCGCCGCGGCGCCGGTGTCGGGTGATCGAACCGCAACGCCGGCGCGCATGGGCGGGGCCTTGAGGCCCTGCCCGGCACACGCCCGGCGTGTGCCCGGGATCTCGCCCCGCGACCGCTCAGGTTGTGCGGGGCTGCGGCACTGCGGCGATGTTGCCGCGCTGTCACCTCAAGGAGATCCCCGTGTCAGTTCGCGTTCCGCGTATTACGCCCACCGCAGAGGCACCTGCGCTTCCGCATCACCCCCCGCAGGCGCTTGTTGCCGACGATCATCCATTGGATGCCTCATCGCCTCTGGCCACCCCGGCGCCGTTATCCTCGGCAGCGTCCGCCGATCGGCTTGAGCCAGCGGATCGGCAGAACGCCGCGTCATCCGGCAACGGGACACAACGCGCCCGCCTGCGGGCCTCGAGCAGCCGCGCGCGGACGAAGAGAGTGTCGCACACATCGCTGCATCACGACCGCCGCTCGTTCATCGGCGGCTCGGATGCACGCGTTATCATGGGCACGGATGAAGCGCGGCTGGTGCGGCTGTGGCGGGAGAAGCGCGGCGAGATCACGCCCGAAGACCTGTCGGACAATCTGGTGGTGCAGCTCGGCACCGTCACCGAGGACCTCAATCGCAGTTGGTACGAGCGCAACACCGGCCACACCGTCAAGGACGTGCAGCGCCGCGCCCATCACCCGACGCTGAGCTGGATGGCGGCGACCCTCGACGGCGTGGTGGCGGCCACCGGGGCGGTGTTCGAGGCCAAGTTCATGCTGCCCTGGACCTTCTCGGAAGAATCCGCGGCCGAGAAGCACATGGCGCAATTGCAGCACAACATGCGGGTGATCGGAACGTCATCGGCGGCGCTGTCGATCATCACCGGCGGTGGCAAGTGGGTCGAGCTGACCATCGCCGCCGATCCCCTGTACCAGCATCTCTTGATCACGGCGGAGAAGGCATTCTGGCGCTGCGTC